GGTAACAAACCAGCACGACATACACATCTGGTATTGAAATACCTATTCAATAAATTTTCTTCTGGCAAAAAATAAAAGTTTGCCTTTGGTCCCATAATGTACTTAGGACTAGACAAATATCTATTGGGCCATTCATATAAACTGTCGTTTCTGATCACCATGATGAGATCATAATAAGTTTGATGTTCCGTATATTATATATCCAATAAAAAAAGACGGGGTTTCCCCCGTCTTCCTTTCCACATTCGACCCTTATGGCATCCATAAAGGGTGCACACCGAATCTTTATTTTCTAATATGACTAAGCATTCTTGATGCTGTCAACAAGTCCTTCAGAGAACTCATCAGCAAACTTATCATAGATGTATGCTGTTTTCTCTTGGAAGCGAGATCTTTCTGCCTCGGACATAATGTTAACTTCGATACCTTCATCCGCACATTGTGATTGTACTAGGTCGATATCTTCAACAGACCATACTCTTTCTGCCCTTGCAGCATCGAATGATGCAGCTTGAACTTTCTTTTGAAGCTCAGGATCAAGGTTGTTCCAGAAAGAATTAGATGTGAGAATGGTTGTTAAGAACAGACTGTGTTGAGTATCGTTGATTTGGTTCATAACCTCATTTTGCTTCAGTCCATAGAAGCGAGGATATGTGGACTCACCACCAACAATTTCTCCACTCTGTACACCTTCGTTGATTTGCTCTAGTTCGATAGGAACAGATACACCACCTACTGCTTCAATTGTTTCTTGAGCAATTGGTGACTTGTTACAACGTAGTTTAACACCAGCAAAGTCTTCAATCTTTTCTATCTTTACATTAGCAGGGATGTTTCTAAAACCACCTGAGTATGTAAATGCAAGACCTTTGACTCCACCTTTTTCTCCAAGTCTAGAATCTCCGAGTCCATCAAGAAGTTTATCTCCTATAGGACCTTCAAAAACCCGTGTAGCATGATCGTGATCTTTAAAGAGGAACGGAAGATCTAAAGCCCACATATCTCTATTATGCTTACGTCCTAGTGTAGACGTATACATTTGTGAAACTTCGATTTTACCTTCACTCATAAGTCTAAGCAATTCGTGCTTAGTTACTGGCTCGCCATTGTTATACTTAGCTGAATATTCTGAGAGTGTAAGAATTTCAAGATTAAGTTCCCCAGGAGCAGTTTGCTCAATGGTTTCCTTGAAACGGTTTGCAGCTCTTAGAAACAGTTCAATAGGCTCGTGTGCCAAAACCCAACGTACTGTTTTCATATTCGGTTCCTCCTTAATTTAATTTGATCAATACTATATACGGTATTATTTATAGAACTACGAAATCCTTATCAGTAGTAGTTCTCCTCTGCCAATCATTCCTGTTCCACAATCTTTCGTGGAGAATGTATAGCGTGGAGTTAATGACTAGAGCCATAAGTCCAATTGTAAGACCCTTCATAGGGTTTCCTGAGACGATCCAACCAATGAAAGAGTTGGTTACCATCATCCAGCTACGCCAAGTAACTGCTTTAGTGATTGTACGAGGAAAACGCTCGAACCACTTAGGATTTGAAAAAGACATTTTGTTTTAGTAAAGAACAGAACCAACGTCCATTGATATAAAGTTCAAGGTGTTGGAAATTGATAAAGTACCCACAATGTGCGGAATACTGACATATTTATCAAGACAATCTTTTGGGTTAGGCGGTGTCATTCCCATTCCAATACTTTAGTATTGGATGATCATAGATATTCAACTCATGATTCTTTGGTTTCTGATGTAATAAAGCAATTGATTTATGTTTTCTCAATACAAAACTATTGTACTGATTAGGTTTCTCACCATCACGATAAGAATATATGCAGTGTGGTAATTGAGTTCTCTTTATTTTTTCGTTATGATAGAAATCATCTGTACCTGCATATTTACTTACAAAATCTTTAGGTGATTTCATGAAATGCTCATATACATGAGATGCATCCTTCCATACTATCACACTGGAATTAAATAACGATTTTTTAGGATACTTGATTTTGAATGGAAGACCTTTCCATGTCGAATAAACGAGTGCAAAGTCTGCATCATGATTTAGTATATCAGAAATATCTCCATGTATTATAACATCGAGATCGAAAAAAATCTTCCTTGTATATTTTCTTAGCTCAGGATTGACAAACATCTCAATCTTATACCATGCTGGCCACCAGTTATACCATAACTCATATTCACTGACATCAATGTTAACTATGTTAACTCCCTGTTTAACTCCAGTTGGGTCGTCAGTAAAGCAATAGAATGGTGCGTCTGATTGTAAACGAACCATATCATAAAGTTTATTGACATACTGTGAGTCAAATTTATCTCCTATCTTAATACAAGATATACTATAAGTCACCAGACTTTCTATTTTCAGAATAAAATTCAGAGAAGTGTCCTTCTGGATACCTCTTCTCAAGTTTAGTTATATTCATATCACATAGATCATCAAGACTTATATCAAGTGCTATACATGCCTGAGCAACATACCATAATACATCTCCAAGTTCAATCTTTAGATGATGAATATTCTCCTCATTATATGGCTTACCTTGGAAGATCACCTTCTTTACTATCTCCATAAACTCACCACCTTCAGCACTAATACCAACAGCAGCAGTAAGAAGACGATGAATATCAGACTCTTCTTCCAAATCTCTAAGACGATTTAGAAACGCTACACCATCCTTAGACTCTTCGCTTGTTACTTTATTAACAAAGCGAACATATTTACTATCAAAATTTGAAGTCATTAAACTTAGCTTTCTTTTCTTCTTTTTGATTATACTCTACTAGGGTACTCTCGTCAACTATATCTTCCTGTGCTGATTGTTCTACATCATATAATCTCATCTTAGCACGATCAATACCAACAACAAATCTCTTATTCATAGTAGGATCATTGTACCTATTCTTCAATTGCTTGACCATTATTTGATTAAGGTTCTCCATATCCTCCGTGCTAACAAGGGCAAACATAAGATCAGCAGTAGCTGGAAGACCAAAAGATTCACTTGTGTCAGTAAGATTAGGGTCTGAACTAGCAAAACCAGACCTAGTAGTCTGCGTTGCCGAAAATAATGGGATAGAAGCTTCGACTGCCAATCCTCGTAACTCTTCTGCGATTGCTTTGACGTAGGAGTAGGAGTTGACATTGACTGCTCCACGGTATCTTGATGAGGCACAGATGTTCAAATAGTCTATGAATATTATATCAGGTTTGAATGATTTCTTCAACTTCAATTCCTGTAGCAACGCTTTGAAGTGACCACAGTGTGCTGATGCTGTAGGATATTCTTTAACTATAAGTTTACCTTTAGTTTTAGATCCTATCTTATTGATCTTCTTATCAAAGACTTGTTTAGGTAATTCCTGTATGTCCCTGATGTTAACATCGAGAAGGTTAGCGTCAATTCTTTCTGCAATCTTCTCTTCTGCCATCTCAAGTGTGATGTATAAAACATTCTTACCTTGGGTGAGAACACTGGCAGCGACATGACACATGAACAAACTCTTACCGACACCAGTGCCAGCCAAAGCGATGTTGAGCGTTTTATCACTGAGTCCACCCGAAGTAATCTTATTGAAGTAGTCAAGATCAAAGGGGATCTTACGTTCGACTTTGTGATAATATGCATAGCGATCCTCGGAATCAGCGAGGTAGTCGTGTCCCACATGTTGATCAAAGCCGACTGCAAGGGCTTCTGATAAGATACTGGGGATAGCATCAGGTTGGCGTTTGTCATCTTGACCATCAGCAATTTGAATACTTTTCATCAATGCCAAATATATGGCACGTTCTTTACACCAAGACTCTGTAGTATCAAGCACCCACTGTGAATCAGATCCTGACTCACTGAGTGATGATACTAACTGCTCAATCTTAGAGAACTCATCCTCTGTGATATCAACTCTCTTCTGTACTTCAATATGAAGTGCTTCCTTTGTAGGAAGTTTATCATACTTATCCAGAAAATTTGATACCTCTTCAAATACAACCTTATCAGATCTATCTTCAAAATAGTCAGGTTGTATAAAAGGAATTACTTGACGGGTATACTTTTCATCATGTATAAGGTTCTGTAGAATTGTCAATGCAACCCGTTCAGTCATTAGGTACCCCCGTAACTAAACTCACTTTTAGCTGCTTGCTCAAGTTGTTCCATGATTTCTTCAGTGAAATACTTTTCAGGATTGGTATACACTTCCTTAGCATACACCTTCTTACCATCAATTTCATATCTATTTCCAACTTTCTTCACAATCTCATACTTCTCTGCTAAATCTAGCAGTCCATAGTACTTGTCTAGACCACGTTCATCATAAAATAAACGTATCTCTACTTGCTTATTCTCTTTACTTAGACGAGACTTGACAGTCTTCGCTTTGATAATATTTCCGACGACTTCCGTGCCAACCTTTTCTTTGCTCTTGCTGAGATATATGATTGTGCTAGCTGCATACTTGAGTCCCGAACCTCCTCCCATCTCTTTAGTTGGAACATAAGCTCCGATGACATCATACGTATGGTTTGTGACAATGAGTGGGACATTAGCTTGGCCGAGTTTGAGAGTAAGCATTCTGAACGCACCCTTGACCAACTGAGATTTAGTCATGTCACGGACTTGCTTATCGTCCAATGCATCCCTGATCTCTTTCTCGGTAGATAACATTCCCAAGGAGTCTAACACGAATAGACAGGGAGTGCGTTCCTCTATGGGCTTATTTAGATATATGTCTATTGCTTTGAGTGCCTTCGATCTAAACTCTTCAATAGTAACAACCTCAATATGAGCTACTCTCTTAGTATCAATCTTACGATCCTCAAGCATATCTTTATTGACTGCTGACTCTGTATCAAAATACAAAACATAACCCTTAGGATTATTATCTAAGAAATTCTTCACTACTGCTAAAGAGAAAAATGTTTTACCAGTTGAAGTCTCACCAGCAATTGCTGTAATACGATTGTTAGATACACCACCATCAGATAAAGATCCTGATACTAATCCATTGAATACATAAGATCCAGTATCAATATAGGTTTCGGTATCGGTTTCCTCTGATGCAATCTTTGCATAATCAGATCCAATCTCCTTTACAATCTCATTCAATAAGTCCATTACTAATCCTCATGTTTGTGTTTTGGATAATCTTTCTTTGCCTCAGTAACATAGGCTCTCTTGCCTTCATGTCCATGAGCAATTCCTAGTTCATGCATTTTAGCATGTTCGTCAATCTCATCTCTGAGTCCTTCCTTACCTGCACCAAAGGTCATGTATATACCATAACCCAATAATGCAATAACAACAACTGCAATAAGAATTGGTATAGCAAGACCTGCTTCAATGAATGGTTGTTTCTCCCATGTATTCGGTAATGTATACACAGATGGGTTTGATAAAAAAATCATATTCCTAATAGTTTACGTTGGCGGTTGAAATAGTTATGTAAAATCCAAGAACTACTATTCAACTTTTCAGTTCCACCAACACCATAATGAAACTCTACTCTAGAATTCTTACTATAACTATCCAACTCTGGTGTATTTAATTTACCTCTATCACCACCATTACAGAAGATAACTGTATCAGAAATTTCCAAACATTTTGCGATAGCACCACAAGCAGACTCATCGCTATCATCCCAAGAGATAACAGCATCAACCATATCTAAGTGACGAAGAATGTCTGCCCTCTCAGTCCATGGAAGAAAAAATTGTCCTTTCTTTCTCTTGAGCCAAGGATCACCATTCAATCCAACTACAAGATAATCAGAGTAATCTTTTGCTCTTTCAAAATAACGAAGATGTCCTGAATGAATGGGATCAAACCCACCAGTTACAAGACTCACTTGTTCAAAAATCATTACTCAGCTCTAAAGTACTTGTTTACCACTTCTATCTGATCATGATACCTAGCAATTTTATCCAATTCACATTGAATTGCTTCTGTGATATCAGAGTGTTCTCCAATCCCTGCTGGATGTTCTAGGTAAACATTGACGTTTGCCCTATGTTTTGCTATCTCAC